ATGGTAATATAATTTTTAGAAATTGGGAGGATTCAATTAAGAATGCGTTATAAATTAACAGATATATATAAACAATTAAAAGAGGAAGAGCAATCCGCTGTCGCTTCACAATATACACTTTATTGTGATATGGATGGTGTAATAGCTGACTTTGATAAGCGATTTCAAGAATTTGGAGGTATGAGCCCTAAAGCTTATGAGACTAAATATGGTACTAATAAATTTTGGGACCTTATTACACAAGTAGGAGCTCAATTTTGGGCAAAAATACCTTGGATGCCAGAAGGTAAAGCATTATGGAGTTATATTCAAAAATATAAACCAATACTACTTTCAGCACCCTCACAAGATTATTCATCTCGTTATGGTAAAAAATTATGGGCTCAGGAAAATTTACCTGGAACTAAATTAGTTTTAGCAAAAAGGAGCAATAAAAAGGATTATTCCGGTAAAAATAAAATACTTATTGACGACCGTGAAGATACTATTAATGAGTGGAATGCCGCCGGAGGTATAGGTATTTTATTTACTTCAACATCACAAACTATAAACGACTTAAAAGCATTAGGACTATGAGTAACTTTAAATATAGATTAAGAGAACAAGAAGAGGGTGGTGAAGAGGAAAGTGGCTTAAAAAAATTAAAAGCCAAAACTGAATTACTCCTCACATCAGACAAATATAACGCTGATCAATTATTAGATATTATAAATGACCCTGCTAATTTAGGTGGTACATTTGTATCTAAATCTGGTGGGTTAGCTGATCTTGAAAAACGTGTTTTTGGAGATCAACCAAATCGTAGGTCTAATTATCAAACCAACAGAGAAATATATAAACAAAATGGTAAAGAATTATATAGAAAAATTGCTCAAGAAGTTGGTGGATTTGCTAAAGGTACACCTGCCTCTAAAAAAGATGCCGCAGGCACCATCGAATTTTTCTTCCCAGAAAGATCTAGGTATAATTTAGATTTAGTTAAAAAATATTATGCTATAACAAGTGGTGAAAAAGCAGTTAAGTCTAGTTTAAATCCAACTAAAGTTGATGATAAAACTTTAAAGTTTGAACCTAAAGATCAATCAATTCTTATTAAAATATTAAATAATGCTAAGTTATCTCCAACTAAAGATTATAATTTAGAAAGACAAAAATCATTAGAAGAGCATAGTATATTAAGAGAAAAATTAAATAAAATATTAAAGAATGTCCGATAACGTTTTAAAAAAAGATTTCAAATCAGCTGACGTTCAACGCCTTCGCAACCTGATGACAGGTAAGCAAAGTGAAAGAACTGTTGGTGGTGTAGGTTATAGTAAAAAGCAACAATTTCATGAGGAAGGAGATGTATGGGATGAAGATGGAAGACAATGGACTATTAAAAATGGTATAAAACAAAATATAACTAAATTAGATAAAGCAAAACAAGAGGTAACTTTACCATTATTTTGCCCTTGTTGCTCTAATTTAATGAAAAATAAGCACGACAAATTATTTTATATACAATATAAGCGCTGTTTTAATTGCCAGGTTGACTTTGAAACAGATATTCGTAAACTAGGTTTATGGGAAGAATATGAGAAAAACATAATCAACTCAGATCTAGATAGTTTAATAGTTGATTATAGTACATGGATAGATGAAATGATTAATGGCTCTAATGAGTCTTTCATTACAGAGGCAGGTGACATTGAAAAGTGGGTTGGTTCTTCTAAAAAGAAATTATTAGAAAATAAAGAAGAAACCATAAAATATTTACAAAGTTTAAAGAAACAATAAGTATTCCATATTTATAACAAAATATACTTAAATGAACGACCAATTTAAACACATGCAAAAATTGGCTTTTGGTAAAATTATTACTGAAAGTTTAAATTCTCAAAATTTAACTGAGTCTGAACTTAGAAATAAAATTAAAGAATTAGTACAATCTACATTAGGTGAAGCCAAGAAAAAGAAAAAAGAAGCAGATGTAGCTCCTCAAGAAGATGTAGTAGATGTGGATATGAGCGCTGAGGTTCCTGCTGAAGATACTTTAGCACCAACTTCAACCGATGAAATTGATATTGATCCTAAAGTTAAAGCAATCCAGGATTCTTTAAGTAAAGCATTAGCTAATGCCAAAGCATTAGGTGATGAAAAATTAGTAAATCAAATTGGTAATACTATTACCATGCTTGTTAGAACACAAGTAGTAGGGCAGCAAGCAGTTGCTGAGAATTTAGAAGAAATGGAATACGAAAGCGCAGATTTCACTCGTGGATACGATACTGGATATCAAGAAGGATATAGAGATGGATTTGATGCCGCTAGTGAAGAATATTAATCAAAAATAAAATTAATCAAAAACTAAATATTTATGAACACTCAAGAACTATTTGAACAAATTAGTGGGTTGTATGAAACAGCGAAAGAAAACCACGAAGACAAATCTAAAGCAGCAAAAGCAAGAGCACGTAAAGCACTAAGTGAGTTGAAAAAACTCATATCTGCTTACAACAAAGCCTCAGTTGCCGAAGCAAAAGCAAAATAAATGCCAACACCAAGAGTATTAGCCTTACAAAAACAATTTTTTGATCAATACAAGAAAAATAAAGATTCTTGGGTTGAAAAATATGGAGCCGATGCTGAAAAGGTGATGACCGGAGCAGCTTTTAAAAGAGCTGAATCTGTAGCTATGAAAGAAAACAAACTCCGAATTAAAGAGGCCATTAAAAAAGCTTTAATGGAACCCACAGCAAAGGAAAATCCAATAGATACCGCATCATTGGATATTCCTTTGTTAATTCGTATTATGGAATTTGCTAAGGAAGATGCTCAAACTGATATGGATCTACATAAAGTAGCAGAAAATATTATCGAGTTATCTAAACAAGGTAAAACTCTTACTATGGAAGATTATTCAAATATAGTATCTATATCCAATGACTAAAAGCGAATTTAAAGATAAAATCAAAAATCTAGTAAAATCTATTTACTCAGATGTAACTAAATCAACTGAGGTTGACATAGACAGTCCTTCCGCTATTTCATTAGACAATGAAAGATTTCCTGTTCTAGTTAAATTTCCTACACTTAAAGATACTATAATAAAATTACTAACAGATCAATATGAACTGTTTTTAAAGGACATTGAATGGGTTGCTCCACGTCCTACTACATTTCGTATTATTTTAGCTAATGATCAAGTATTCTATTTAATTTATACTGATAGAACTTGGATTGCTAAAGTAGAAGGTAAAAAATATTATTTGTTGAATATAAATGAGGAACAAAATTGTATTGAAGCAATAGCTAGAATTTTATCTTATGGAGCAAGACCAACCCCAGAAAAATCAGAAGCACCTGCTGAGGCACCTGCTCCTGAAAGCCCAGCGCCAGAATCCCCATCCCCTGAAACTCCAACTGAAGAAACTCCTGAAGAAACTCCTGCCTAATGGATAGTTTAGATTTATTTTTTAAAAAATACGCGTATAAATTCCCTAAAGGATATCCTGACTTAAATGATGAGCATGATATCAATCTTTTAGCTGATTTATTAGAAAATTTAAATGTTAATTTAAATGAAGTTGATAAAGAAACAGAATTAGATCCTCTTATAAAAGACACTGTGAGTAAAGATAAAAAAGTTACAAAAATAGAGTCATACACTGAATTAGCTAAATTAACATACGAACAATATGATTTAGGTGATATTAAAAAAGTATTTCCTAATGTTGTTAATACTATACAAAATTGGAAACAATATGTAGATAAAGATTTATCTAATAAAGGAAGAGAAGTAGAAAATGCTTTAAAAAATTATTCTATTTCTAAAAACGTAGAATCAAAAGAAATTGGAGGTAAAGGTGAGGATATTACTATTGGAGATAAAACTATAGTTGAGGTAAAATCAAGTCAAGGAAATAAAATTAATACTCAACTTCAAACTAGCTTTTACACTGATGATCCTAATAAATTCTACGCTTTTGTAACTAATACTTCATCTAATGATATTCAAGTCAGGATAGTTGCTAGTGCAATGTTGCGTAAATTATCTCTAGGTGATGAAATAGTAGATGAAATAGAATCAACAGGTGGATCAGAGGTACTGGTTAAACAAATTGAATCTGGTTTAGAAACTTTAGATCTTAAAAAATTTATAATGTCTTCTATCTTAACAGGAAAAACATCAGAAGATAGTAAATCATTTTTTATAGGTAAAGATAATAAAATTAGATGTAGATTTGTTATTTATATAGAACCTAAATAATATTTATCACCATGAATAGAATACAACGACTTATACGTGAAGTTTTAGCTACACCTCCTAAAAAGGATAAATGTAATTGTGGCTGCCATTCATGTGAAAATGTAGGTAATCCTGGTCCTGTTTTAAACGAAAGTTTAGAAACTAAACCACTCATCTCAGAAAACATGCAATATCATATTGATAATAAATTAGCCGTTACTGAGAATACTTTTCGTTATGGTTCAGAAGCATTTTTAAATTTATGGGCTGAAGCTCGTAAATTACATGAAAGTAAAGCTATTCATTTAAATGATGTAGATAAAGAATTAGTTACGGAAACTGATTTAGGTAAATTTGGAATGTATGAAAATAAAGTAGTACCTTTAGATTTACTATTAGAAATGGAAGAGGTTGATGAAGCTAAAGATAAAAAACAACCAGCTATAGGTAAACCAAAACGTGGTGGATCTAAAAAATTCTATGTTTATGTTCGTAAACCTGGGGGTGGTGTTAAAAAAGTATCATTTGGTATGGCTGGTGGAGGCTTAAGAGCTAAATTAAACAATCCAAAAGCACGTCAAGCATTTGCTAAACGTCATGATTGTGCTAATAAAAAAGATAGAACAAAACCTAGTTATTGGTCTTGTCGCTTACCTCGTTATGCAAAATTATTAGGATTTAAAACAACATTCTCAGGATATTGGTAATATGGAACATTGCTCAAAATTAGTATCTTATTTAATGCATTCAAGAACACAGGCTCATGTGTTCCATTTGCAAACTAATTCATTTGCTGAACATAAAGCATTGAATGATTATTATGATGGTATTGTAGATTTAATTGATGGTTTTGTAGAAAGCTATCAAGGTAAATATGGTATTATGAATGGATATACTGGATTTGCTTTAATGAACTATACTAATAAACAACAAGTGATTCAATATTTTGAAGCACTGTGTGCTACTATAGGTGATCTACGTCAAGGAATCACTGATTCTTATCTTGACAATCAAGTAGATGAAATGGTAACATTAGTGAATTCAACTTTATATAAATTAAAGTGTCTTAACTAATGACTCGAAACGAATTTAAAAGATATATTAAGGAAGAAATACGTAAAACATTACGTGAGGATTCTGCTACAAAGCTTTATAAAATTGATGGTCTGTTAGTGACAGACACATACATCAAAACACAAACACAGATCCTCTCAGATATTAGATCAATAACTGGAGTTACCACTATTGACGCCAAACAATATACTCCAAATTTACCTACACCAGGACATGATTATAATATTTTAACAGTTAAAATTGATCCTTATCCTTATTTAAAAGCGGGTAAGTTTGATGAAGAAACTGTTAAACAAATTATTGATAATATTTCTAAAATTAGAGGTGTAATTAAATTTAAAGCTGAACCTAAATTATTAAATATAGGTATATAATGACTAAGCTTATAGACATACTTAAACAACTTCTTTTAGAAGAAAAAGCTAAACGGGATAGATGTTTACGTATAGCTGACCGTAAGTTTGATAAACCATCAGCTTATAAATCTGGTGCTGTAGTTAGATGCCGTCAAGGTAAAATTTGGAAAGGTATAAAAGAAGACGAATCACTTCATAAATGGTTTAAACGCTCAGGTACACCTGGTAAAGAAGGTGGTTGGGTTGATTGTAATACTTGTCGAGACGGAAAATGCAAAGCATGTGGTAGAAAAGAGGGTGAAAAACGCTCTAAATACCCGTCATGTCGTCCAACTCCTTCTCAATGTAAGCAACCAGGGAAAGGTAAAAAATGGGGTAAGACCAAATAAAAATTAAATATATATAATCATGGATACAACAGCAGTAGTACCAAATTTTGGAGTTTTCGAGCAATTATCAAACTACGGTGCCTTAGGTCTAATTGTATTAGCTTTAGGAGCAGTTTGTTGGTTTTTTGTTAAACGTAATTTAGATGAACAAGACCGTTTAAGAAAAAAATTGGAGGAAAAAGATAAATGATGAACACTATTCTTTTACAAGTTGAATCGTTTGGTGTATTTGAAACACTCACACAATATGGTGCTTTGGGTGTTATTACACTTGGTTTAGGCGCTGCACTTTGGTTTCTATTAAAGAGACAAATAGCATCAGAAGATAAATTAAAGACTCGTGTAGATGAGTTACAAAAAGAGCTTAATGATTATATTCGTAATGATGCTGCTAATATGAAAGCTGTTCTTGATAACAATACAAAAGCGTTACAAGACTTAAAAGATATTATAATGAGATCAACTTATAATAATAACCGATGAGAAAACAAACATTATTAACTTTTGGAGTCTTATTTAGTGTTTTACTTTTTATTGTCTTTACAATCTTTAGGACAGGCACAGGTCATGTTGAGGTAGTAGAAGACAATGTTCATTTAGTTAAAGTTAACGATAAACTCACTGTTGAGAATAAATCTCTTAAATTAGAGAATGCTGGTTTAAAAAGCGAAAATCTTAATTTAAAACAAGTTAAAGTAAAAAATGAAAAACCAATCCTATCAGCTCCTAAAACCTCTGTTGATAACGATATTATTGATGATGGCATTGCCTTTCAATTCGTTATCCCAACGGAAGTATCCGATAACCAAGATTAATAAGGGCGACACTTTAGTTATTATGAAATTGTCTCAAGCTAGAGACATTAATAATAAATTCGCTAAACTTAAATTATATATTGATAGTTTAAATAAAGTTCATAATGTTAAAGTTGAAGAACTAACTAAAGCTAGTGACTCACTTTTAATACAGAATACTGAGTTACAAGTAGTAGTTGAAAAATCTAGTCTAAAAGTAGATAAACTACAAATAGCTATAAAAGAATTATCCAGTAAAAAATCTTTAATTTGTGGTATTTCATCTGATTATGATACTATATATTATTATGATTTAAATCAAGCTAAAAAATATAAATTAAGAGACTTTAATACTTGGTCTATCCAACCTAATATAGGATTTACCTATGGTACTTTTGATAGAGTAGATAATGATTTATTTGAAACATCTATATCATCTAATTTTGATTTAGGTTTAAAATTAAATAAACAATTATCACCATTCATCTCAACCAATTTAAATTTATATAAAACTAAATTTACTGGCACTGGTAAAAATCTTTTGTATAATACTAAGGTTAATTGGTATGTAGATATTGCTCCTCAATTTCAAATAGGTAATATTAGACTTTTAGATAATTATAAAAATACTCTTTTTTATTTTAGCACAGGTTTAGGTGTTATTAACTTTAAAACAAATGTCACTGCTCCACAAAAAGAATATACTATTGAAAAAACAGATTTAGTTATACCTTTTTATGTAGGAACTAGATATAAAATATCAAATAGAAGTTCTATTAATTTAGAATTTAATTATAATTATTATTTAGGAGATGATTTAGACGGTTACTCTCAATTATACTCAGATAATGATACTTATTATAGAGTTTCTTTAGGTTTTGTTTATCAATTAGGCAAAAAATCAAAACAATCATTAACTTGGTATAATCCTTTTAATGTTAAATATGATGATATTTTTGAAAAAAAAGCTATATCCTTAAACTAAAACATAATACATATGAAAAATTTCTTTATTAACATGCTATCTGGAGATACTGGTAGCGTATCAACTAAAAGAGTAATTGGTTTCTTAGGTTTTTTATTCTTAGCAGGCACTATGACAGCAAATTCATTTTCAACATTAGATGTAGCACCCTCTCCTGAATTAGTAGAAGCAGTTAAGTATATTACTATTGCTGCTTTATTTGGTAATACAGTAGAAAAATTTGCATTTGGAAGTAAAAAATCAGAAGAATAATGACACAATTATCAGCGAACTTAACATTAGTAGAAGTTACTAAATCTAGTACTGCTAAAAGACTTGGTATAGATAACATACCTACAGCAGAACACCTTGCTAACTTAAAACTAGTAGCACAAAATATATTTCAACCAATACGAGAGCATTTTCAAAAGCCAATTAACGTATCTTCAGGATATCGCTCTAAAGCTTTAAATGATGCTACCCCAGGTTCTTCAGCCACATCTCAACACTGTAGTGGTGAAGCATTAGATTTGGATCAAGATAGTATGACTACTGGAATAACAAATAAAATGGTATTTGATTATATTAAGAATAATCTTAATTTTGATCAATTGATTTGGGAATTTGGTGATGATAATAATCCTGATTGGGTTCATGTTTCCTATGAATCTACTGGACGTCAAAGAAAGCAAATTCTTAAAGCAGTTAGAGTAAATGGTAAAACAACTTATAAACCTTGGTCATAATGAAAAAAGATTTTAATGTAACAGATTGGGTATCTAAAAATAGATTAAAAGAACATAAAGGAGAAGAATATCCTCCTTACATGTTTTCTCCAATAGGTTTTGGATGTCATGTTTGTAAGTATTATTATGTTGAAGATGAAAAACATATGTGTTCTAACAAACAATACCAAGACTATAAAGGCACTGCTGAATTAGTAGATGATGAAGGTAATCAAATAAAAGATCCTAGCAAGTGGTGTTCAAATTGGTTTTTACCTAAAGAAGATGAAGCCGTATAAAGATATAGAAGTTACAAACACCTATATTATTCGTGAATTTAATGAAAATATAGATCCAATTGAGTTAATGTGGCATCGTGATAATGAAAACAGAACTGTTGAAATTTTAGGTGAAACCAATTGGAAATTACAACTTGACAATCAGTTACCTACTTCAATGAATCAACCAATTCATATACCTAGACATTTATATCATAGAGTAATTAAGGGAACAGGTAATTTACTATTAAAAATTCATAAATCTTAATTGATTTAACCATATTTATAATTAAACAAAACATTTAAATAATGAATCAAATAACCCAACTTAGACAACTTATTAGAGAATCCATACAAGAATATATCCGTGAAATTGATGAAGCAGGCAACAGAGCTGCTTTAGAAGCTAAAATGACTAAAACTCAAGAAGCTATTGACCTTCGTAAGAAGAAACTCAATATGGAAGGTTTAGATGAAGCTTATCATGATATGATGGATAAAGGTAAGATGAAAGAGATGACATCTGAAATTAAACTTCTTGAAAAATCCATGGCCAAGTATAAAAAATTACTTGAAAAAATGGATAAAAAAGATACTCCTAAGATGGAAGAAATGAAAGATAATAATGTAGATGAAGAAATAATTGATGAATACACAGCTGACCCAACATCTGGGCCTGAGTTAGAAGAAAGTACACTATATGAAGAAGCTTCTTCTGATCCAAAAGTGCAGATGCTGCTAAAAGCACTCAGTAAACTTATCCCAGGTCAAGAAAAAGAATTTTTAGAATTTATGGCTAAAACTTCAAATAGCGGTATGGATTATAGTGAAGCTAGTACTGATGAGTTAGCTAGTAATTTTATTTCTTTTGAAGAAGAAAATAATGATGAAGAATTTACTTCTGAAGTAATGAAAGATGTATTAAAAATATATATTCCTGGATTTAAAAAAGGAGAAGCTATATTTGAGATTAAAAAGAAAAAAATGACAGCTGCTGAAAAAGAAAAGAAAGAAGACATAGTTAAATCTATGAAAAAATCTAAAAGCTTTGGTAAGTCTAAAGAAGAAAAAGCCAAAATGTATGCTACCGCTACTAAATTAGCTACTAAAGAATCAATGAATGAATCATTCATTCGTATGCAAAAATTAGCCGGCATAATTAAATAAATAATATATAGAACAGATTCATTACCTGTTCGGAGAGTCGAATTAAAATTGGAGTAGTGGCCCACCTAAAAAGTGGGCCACCTTCTTTTGGCCTCCATAGAAAAATTTAATATGTTTAAGTATAAAACAAAGGTTATGAATATATTTTATATCAATGAAGATCCGATCAAAGCAGCACAGGAGCTAGCAGATGATCATATCCGTAAAATGCAAATTGAAAGCGCTCAAATGTGTTGTACAGCACATTGGGAAACAGGTGGAGAAGCTCCATACAAACGAGCACATAAAAACCATCCATCAACTAAATGGACTAGAGAATCTATACAACACTATAGATGGCTTGTAGCACATGGTCTAGAAATTTGTAATGAGTTTGTTAAACGTTATGGTAAATCTCATAAAACACAAGAAGTATTAGAGTGGTGCAAAAATAATGAACCTAACATCCCAGATAGTGGATTTAAAGTTCCTCCACAGTGTATGCCTGAAGAATATAAGATGGATGATACATTGGAAGCTTATAAAAAATTTTATATATTAGATAAAGTAGGTATAAAAGGATTAGATTGGAAAAAATTAAATAATAAACCCGAATGGATAAAAAAATAGTAATCGTAGGTGCTGGTGTAGCAGGTATTAATGCTGCTACTAAATTAGTGGATAATGGTTATCCTGGAGAATTAATCACTATTATAGATAAAGGTAATGATCCTTACAATAGAAAACCAGAGGAAGTAATGACTGGTATGCTCGGATGTGGAGGATGGAGTGATGGTAAATTAACTTACCACACAGCAATTGGAGGTGTACTATCAAAATATTGTGGTGAGGATAAAGCAATGGAATTAATGGATCAAGTTATATCTAACTTTAGACGTTTCCACC